TCTGAACTATGAACAAAAGAGCCATTCCATTCTGTAACCATTTCTCTATATGGAAACTCAAATCCAGATCTATCTGATATTGCTTTTGCGAATTTTCCTGATGCTGTTTTTGCCATTATGTTCCTGGGTAATAAACTTTTGGTGTTATATGAGTGCTTGACGCAGAACCGTCTTCTGCTAAAGCTCTAGCTAACTCATCTTCATAATATAATTTCATTTGTTGTACTAATTGTGGATTAAATTTTTGTGCTAAATAAAAAGCTAACCCTGATACCATACAAGGTACAAATCTAAATGGTACGTCTGTTGCATCTGTATAAGTTGAATCAACATCTTGTATTCTTTTTAAATAAAAAAAATGTATAAATTTTGATGCATTACTAGAATCTGGTGTTGGATAAACATGCACTCTAACTCTATCTATAAATCTTTCAACAAAAACAGCTGATGGCGTACTTTTAGATCTTTTGTTTGCATAACCACCATATGTTGATCTATCTACTTTAGTTAAAGATGAGTCTGATTGAGATGTTGTAGCAATTCCACTTCTTAATTTTGCTTCTAGTATATCACTCATACCAATTACAGTTTCTGATGAATTAGCATTATTTACTGTTGTTGCACTTGTACCATCAGCAGCGGATCTAAAAAAATCATAATCTGATTGACCTTCAACCAAATCCATATTTGTTTCACCTATTTCCCAAAAGTGAATACCTCTGTTTCCCCATTCTTGAAAAAGAATGTTTAAAGATCTTCTTGCTGTTTTTAATTGATATCCAGAAGTTACTTGTGAACCAATACGTTCGTATGCTTCTTCTACTATCTCATCAATAGCAAAAGTTTTGTCGAACGTGTGTGTTCCAGAAGTAGTATTGGCCATCAATTACTCCTTAATAAATTTTCTGAAACTCTGCTACGACTGTGTACATGTTACCATCGTCCGCGGAACCAGGTACTACAAAGTTAACATCACTTTCATTTGTATTATTAGATTTATCTGCTGGTATTCCACCAAATTCTCTAAAGTCCCAATAGCCTGCTCCTGTTAAACCAATGATAGGTATATCACCATCATCATCTTCTTCATCTAATCTTGCATATGAGTCTCCGCCATCGCCACCTTGACATGAATACCAAACTCTAAGTAATCCTAAGTGAGCTACTGCGGTTCCATCAGATCTAGCAGCTAATGCTGACACGTCACCAAAAACTGTAGTTCCGCCTGTTCCATCTGATTGATTTACTATTTTAATAACTACTCTGTTATCGTTCTGTTGTAGAATAGTTGGTCCTGTTACTGTATCTGCCATTTTATTTACCCTCCTTAATTAAGTAAATTTTTTGTGGCTCCCGAAAGAGCCACAAAAATTAATTATTAGTTACCGAATGTAATCGCTACTGTTCCACCAGATGTATTTAACAACTGTTTGCAACTCATCACGTCAGTATTGTTTCCTGCGTGTAAGTATGTGTAAGAACCACCAGCAATTGTAGAATCACCAGTATCAGTCATAATGATAATTTGATCTGCGTCTGTTGGAGCACTCTCTCTATCATAAATGTTTCCACCATCATCAGAAACCATAAATTCACCTGATTCTGCATCTAATTCATTAGCTGCATTTAAAGTAAATTTAAGAATTCCTGTAGAAGCAAAAGTATTTCCTGTAAAAAGAATTACTGTTTCGTCACCAGCTGAAGCTAAGTCAGCACCTGCTGACATAGTTACAGTTCCTGATATACCACCAGTCAATCTAGATATCTTTTGAGTTACAGTTGGAGTTTGTCCTGGAGAACCAGTTGTTCCAATTGCAACATCAGCTCCTGTTACACCAGTTCCACCAAATACCGTAGCTGCTTGTGTTGCTGTAGGTACTGCTGTTTGTGTTGCTACAGGTATCATTGCTAAGAATAGTCTGTGCATTACTGTTGCTGGAGTAAGAACATTCAATGTAGATTGATCTTGAAGTTGACCTGCTAAAGGACCACCAAAGTTAGCTGCCCATCTTGGCGATAACCCTGTTAGTTCATAGTTAGTTGTTAGAGCTGTTTTAAGACCTGTACTATCAACATTAATACCACCTGTTAACGTAGAGATTCCTGTTACACCTAACGTGCCACCAATTGATGTATTGTTACTAAACGTTGAGTTAGTAGTAATAGCACCAGTTGCAGCTGCTTTTGTTATATCGATGAAGCCGTTCTCCGAACGTACCGCACCTGTAAACGTTGTGTTTGCCATGTTATATTCCTCCTAGAATATATAAATGTAGTCCCTAGGGATGTCGACTATACGCGTCCACATTTATGTTTATTTTTTTTATGTATAGTGTTGCAAGAATACAACAGATTTATATGAAGTGCAAGAGATCCTGTAAAGAAAATACGTTTTCTGTGATGTAGCTTTTTATTAAGTAGCTACTGAAACTTGTGGGGCAGCATCCTCTATTTTGTTAGTGCTATGTGCTAATTCTGCTTCTCTCATCTTAATATCAGCAATCAGCGCTCTAACCTTATGGTCAATTCTAACCATATCGAGTGTATATTTACCCGAATTGAGATGCTCCTGTTCCCAGTTCAACTCCAAGGACCTTTTTTGTTTGTATAGGTCTTGTAAGTTCATCATCTTTGACCTCCTCAAAAGTCAACCATTGTTTTGTCAGAGAATAAAACTCTGAGTTCTCCCAATTAATATCATTTTTTCCTAGTTTGTCAAGGATTGCATTTTCAACACTTTCAGCAGTATCTTCAGCCATAACTGTAAACTCAGTCATGTAGCCGTATGCTTTAATTTTAATTAAGAATTTTTTCATGGGTTTTATCTCTGTATTTGTTAAATGTGGCGGAACTATGTCCCGCCACAAAAATTAATGATTACGCGCCTTCAGTCCCGAAGATACCTCTAGGGTCAGACACTCCAAATGAGTATCTTTCTCTAGCTTTGTATCTAACGTTTCCAGTGTCAAAATCACCTTCCATAGCAGTAGTTAAAGGTGCTCTGTTGAACATCTTCATACCGTTAGGAACATCTGTGATAATGTAAAAAGCATCTGTATCAGTTAAGTAATTGTTCACTCTATAACCTTGAGGAACCATACCCATAGATACGATTGCGTTAATGTCATTATCAGCAGTCGCAGTTCTACCTTGAGATTTCATCAATCTCTCAGCTGTAAATTGAAGCTCAGAAGGAATAATCATTTTTACTCCTCTAGCAGCAATTCTCAAACCTCTTTCGTCAGTCATTGCAGCGATATCAATTAATGATTGCTCCAATGATGTTTCGTTAAGGTCAGATTGCGTAGATAACGTGTTCTTGTAAGTTCCCGCTATCGTTGGGTGTGCCGTACTAAATAAAGCAACGCCGTCGCCTGAATCAAAGTTATCCGTAGACGGAAGTCCTTGAATTAAAGGTTCAACTGCTTTTACTTGTTTAGCGTTTGACATAGATCTTGCTAAAGCTTTTGTATATCTAGAAGCGATTCTATCATACAAATTATCTTCAATTGCTTCTTCAGTAATTGAGAAAGCAAGAGCTACTGTTTCATGCGTGTATCTAGCAGTGAAAGTTTCTTGAGCTTCGTCGAAAGACACTCCAGAACCTTCTGCTTTTACTTGCGCGTTTGCAAAACCACTTAACATTACTTCTTCTTCAAAAGCTCTGTCAGATGATTCTGTCGTATAAATTTCAGCGTGCTGATTTTCATACTGTTTATATTCCAGGCCGAATAGTGCATTCAATCCTGGCTCTAGTTCTTTAACTAGTTGTGCTCGTGATATAGCCATAATTTATCTCCTATTCTCCTATATTCCTGTTGCCAAAGATCCAACTGTGTATTGGTGTAAGTTGATTTTCACAACTACTGAACAATACGCTGCTGTTTGATCTTCGTTTTCTGGATCTTCTGCTACTCTAACCACTCTCAATGCTTTAGCAGTTGTTGCTGCTGTTGAGATGCCTAGTTGTAGACTAGATTTTCCTGTTGTTGTACTACCTGCGGCAGCAGTTGTAGCGTAAGTTAATCCAACTTTGGATTTTCTTAATGCTAAAGTGCTTCCTAAAGTAGCGTCTGTTGCAATGATATACTCTTGTAAAGGGTCATCATTAACAAATGCCGTAACGTCTTCACTATTTGCAGGAGTTGTTGCTGCAGGGTAGAAGTTACTGAACGTTGGTTTTAAAGTTGTTGCTGCTGTGAAAAACACACCATTAAGAACCCCAACAGTTGCAGTACCAGCTGCCGCTGTAACAATGTATCCACCAGTTGTTGCAGAAATATCTACTTTAACTGGTTCTCCATTGAAAATAGCATTAGTTTCGCCGGCATCAATTTCGTATTTAGATTGACCTTGTACAGCGGCTCTATTACCGACTGCCATAGCTGCTACTAAACCGAAACCTGCGCTGTTTCTATTTGCCATAGTTATATCCTATCTTTTGTTTACTTGTTATATCGATGATAGGGATTGACCCGAGAATTGTTAAAAAATTAACTTTTCTTTGTACCACCGAAGGTTACACGAGACTGTCTATCAATATTGATAGGCATCCTCTTATCCTGCTCCTTCATAAGATCGTTGTCTATAGCTTCTGTCTTTTGTTTATGTTTATTAGACATATACTCCTGACGTTGCTGCGCAATCTCGATTGGTACCTTCGCAAGTAGAAGGCCACCGACCCCAACTACCCCCTTGTATTTGCCGTCATCAACGACTGGATAATCAGATGCATTTTCGACTTCATCGGCACGAACTAATTCATATCCTTCTCTTAATCGAGAAGATACATTTTTCGTGTCTTGAAAGCCAACGCTTTCTGCTCTTATCCATCTGTACCTGAATCCATCAGGTGCAGGGGGTGCATCTAGAGAAGATGGTGGAACCCACACTTTAGGTCTTTCCGACTTTGTCCGTGTTTGGTCCGCACGAGAAGTTTTATTTTCTTGTTTTTTCATATGCTTATACCTCCTTCGTGAGTTTTAACTGTTTTGCATAGTCTTCGAGTGGCACACCTAATTTTTTAGCAATTGCTACTTGAGAAGATGTGAGTCTTACTGTTTTGCGTCCCGATTTACTTACTCTATTAGCCGAAGCTACATTCTGAGTAGGTTTTTGTGACGTTGTATTATCAGTATTACCAAATTTATGCGGAAAGTCAACTCTAATTCTTTTATCAACTTCAGCATAATACTCATTTGATTTAGGGTCATAGCCTTCTCTTTCAACTAAGTCCTTATGTATCTCAAATGCAGTAAACGTCATGGCTCTATCTTGTCCAAACCATGAGTTTTTAGACGCCCAAGATTCTGCTTGAGGGTCTGGATCTGGTAATTGCTGGGGTGTTTGTTCAGGAAGTTTATTTCCATCAGATAAATTAGCTCTAGGCGTTTCTACCTGTTTTTCTTTATTTTCCTTTAAAACATTAAGTCTTGCTGAGTCAATTGACAAAGCAGCAACTTTTTTCTGTGCTTCTACTTGTGCAACAGCGTCCCCAGATTCTATAGCAGTAGCCAACTCTTTTTGAGCTGATTCCATACCACTAGTCACTCTGTTTTCGTATTGTTTTACATAATCTTCATTTACTTTTGTAAAATTAGATTCTGTTTGTGCTCTTTTAGCTTCAACAGCTTTTGCATATTCAAGCGCAGCTTTTTCTCTTCTCTCCGCTTCTCTCATTTTACGAGTTAGTTTCGCAATACGAGATTGTACACCTTTACTGTAGTCTTCTAATTTTTCGTCTTCTTTTACTGGTTCTTTTGTTTCTTCTTTTAATGGTTCTTTTGTTTCTTCTTTTACTGGTTCTTGTTCCGTGGGTGCTGCTTCTTCTTTAGGTGCTTCGGTTTCTACAACCGACTCATCTTTTTCTTCAGCAACTTCGATATCGGCTCCTGGGCCGGATGTATCAATGTCTACTGTTTTCTTTTCTTCTGCTTCTGGCATAGTCTCCTCCTATGGTTAATATTCATGCAAGAGATCCTCTGGACTCTTGATGGTTGCTAAAACTTCATCGTCGTTTAGCAGACGTATTTCCCCACCTTCTATTTTAATTCTGGATCCTGCATAACGGGCAAACATTACCCATTCCCCCTTCTTGCACCACGGACCTTCAGGAAATCTTTCCTTATCCGCATAACATTGAGGACCCATCTTTAAAACTAAACCACATTGAGAACCAACTTGTTGTTTTTCTAAAGTTGACTCTGCTAAGTGTATTCCACCTTTAGTTTTACCATCCATTTTAAATGGCAATACTAAAAGTCTCCAACCCGTTGGGTTAGGAATTTTATTTGAATCTGTTTCTTCTGATTTTTTTACACCAACTAATTTTTTATTTGGTAGGTGTATTTTTGATGTCGACGACTGTTCCATTTTTTTGCTCCTTATCATTTAGCAGGTTAGAGAGTTCCTGACGCACTGACTCCAGTGCTTTTATCTGTCCTATTATATAGTTATATTTCTCCATGTTGTCAATAGCGCCGGACGTCACTACTATACTTAAATCTTCTAATTTT